GGATATTGCATATTCAATTAATGAACTACTGGATATGCAAGGAAACGGACCAGATGAATTGGATTATGAAATGTGCTTTATTTGGGATTCGGTTGGTTCTATATCTTCATATAGATCAGTTTTGTCACCGACTGGCAATCCAATGTTTGATGCTTTTGCCATAAAAAATTCTTTTAATGTTATTGGTAATAATAGAATTCCATTGTCAAGAAAAGAGGGTAGTCCATATACGAATACGATGTTTATTGTAAATAAAGTTTGGGTTGATAATATGCAGATGGGTGCTCCACAGTTAAAAACAAGTGGCGGAGATGGTGTTAAATGGTTTAGTAGACTTAGAATACATTTGGGTGGTATAACATCTTCTTCAGTTGAAAAATTAAGCGCTGTAACAAACGGAAAGTCATACAGATATGGTATTTCAACTAAAATTAAAGTTCTTAAAAATCATGTCACTGGTATCGAATATGAGGGTAAAATATGTTCGTTGTCACACGGTTTATGGGCTCCAGAAAAAATAGATTCATATAAAAAGCAATATTCAAAATTTTTATTGAGCCAATTAAGTGAATTAACTGGTAAAAATTTAAGCGACGATACCGAATTAGAATTTAAAACAGAACAAGAAGATTAATATGGAAGAGATTAAAAAGGATTATAGTAAAGTAGATTATCGGTTCTCATACGTATTATCGGTAAGTGATTTAGAAAATGAGCAAGGTGAATTAATTATTTGTAAACGCGATTTTGATATAAATAATTTTGATGAAACCGCTGCAAGATCTTTGGAATTAAAAGAAGCAATAGATGATATTGTTAATTTAATTGATAGAGATTTAAAATCTAAATCAAGGGTTTATACTTGGTGCAATATGCCGATATCTATCGAAAGATGCCCGTCTGGGTCAGTCAAATTAGGCGTATACCACGGAACAACCAAAGAGGCAAATGATGTGTCGGATGAATTCAAAAAAGAATTGTCTGAAAAACAAACAATTACATTTAAATTCACATTTTTCGATAAAAATAAGGCCATTATTACCAAAATATGGTCTGGAGATGAATATCCATTTACAATACGGAATTCAGTAGATTTAACAAATAAAAAATATAAATATGAAAATGTTAATATTCAAATGTTAGATTTTCCAAAATCTGTTAATCAAAGAGCATCTGCTGATAGGCCTGATTTAACATATATTATAATGAAACATTTATCGAGTGTATGTTCATCTTATTATTCAAAAGAACATGATAAACGTGTTATATATAAACAATATTTACCAGAGCTAGTTTTAGATCAAATTGTATTTACTGATTTAGTAAATGGAAAATATGAATATTCAAGTAATAAAATTGATTCAATATGTCGTTCTTTTGATGAACGTGGTAATGAAAAAGTTGTTTACGAAGCATACACCAACGAAATTAATGTTGGAAACGGTAAGACTTACCAAAATAGAACCCCAATGGAAGACTGGGAAGATGATTTAGTAGTTGCTTCTGTATCGAAACAGTGGTCTCATCGATAATAATCTAATACAAAACAAGTTATAAAATAAAATATGTTGCCGAAATGTTCAAAATAGCATTTCGGCAATGTTATCAAAGTTAAAAAGTTATAGAATGAGTGGTAAAAAAGAAGATTTAGGTTATTTAGGTGTCGAGTTTCAATATCGGTTAGCTCATCATTTTCTTGATGATAAAAAATATTTCAGGGATGTATGTGATATTGTAGACACAAATATGTTCACTGATTTAAACATTCGTAGATTTGTTAGTGGATTAAAAGATTATTTTGAGCAATATGATTATGTACCATCATATGATGATTTAGAAATTGAACTACGCTCAAAAGCAAGAACCGACCAAGACTTGGAATTCGCAATTGAAGTAGTTAAAAAAATTAAAAATACCACATGCGAAGGTGCTGATTCAATCAAGAAGAAAGGCCATAAATTCTTTAAACAGCAAAATCTTACAAAGGTTTGGAATAAAATGGGTGAAATTCTAAAACTTGGCGATATTGAAAGATACGATGAGTGCGAGGAAATGATTAGAGGTGCTTTGGCCACAGGAAATAGAGATGAAATAGGTACACATTTAAGAGACAATTTAGGCGAAGTTTTATCCGAAGATTATAGAAATGTAATACCAACTGGTGTCGGAGGAATTGATAAAGCATTAGAAGGCGGATTAGGAAAGGGAGAGTTAGGTGTGATAATAGGCCCTTCAAGTTTCGGAAAAACCAGTCTTACAACAGCAATGGCCAATTACGCTGTTACACAAGGTTTCAAAGTTGTTCAGATTGTATTCGAAGATAAAGAAAAACAAATTCAAAGGAAACATATCGGTAGGATTACGAACGTTGAAGCCAGAGATTTATCCAAACCAGAAAATCTCGAAAATGTTAAAGATATAATGTCTTATACAGATATTTTTGATGAAAATCTAATCATTAAAAAATTTAATACTGGTGAAATTAGTCCTATTCAAATACGTAGTTATTTAAAACGTTTAGAAAACACAGGTTTCAAACCAGATATGGTAATTGTAGATTATTTTGAATGTTTAATAGCATCAAAAAATTTCAAAGACCAATGGACTGGCGAAGGGCATACAATGAGACAATTGGAGGCAATCGCATCCGATTTGGATATTGCATTATGGGTTCCAACACAAGGAACAAAGGACTCTTTAAATGCTGAAATTGTAACCATGGATAAGGCTGGAGGAAGTTTTAAGAAAATTCAAATTGCACATATTGTTATTTCAATTGCTCGTTCAATGGAAGATTTAGAAAATAATATTGCGACTATTGCTATTTTGAAAAATCGTTCTGGTAAATCTGGGTCAGTAATGGAGGGTGCTTATTTTAATAATGGTACTTGTGAAATCAATACTGATAACATACAAATGTATGATGGTTGGGGTGAATACCAAGGCGCTGAAGATGAAAAGAAAATGAACAAAAAGAATGATATTCTGGAAAAAGCAAAGGCCAGAAGAGCCGCAACAGTTAATGAAAATAATTAAACAAAAATAATAAAAAAATGAATGATATTAGAAACGATGAGACATTAAAGTATTTTAATGGTGATGATTTAGCTACCAGTGTTTGGATTGGTAAATATGCCGCAGAAGGAGAAATAACTCCAGATGATACTCACAAAAGATTGGCAAAAGAGTTTTATAGAGTTGAAGAAAAATATATAAAAAAAGAATCGGACGATAAACAAAATTTATCTGAATACGGTAAAAAAAGAAATGATTTAACAAAAGATAATATTTACAGTTTATTTAAAGATTTTAAATATATATCACCGCAAGGAAGAGTTATGGCTGGTCTTGGCGTAGGAGAATCATATAGAAGTTTAAGTAATTGTTTAAGACTACCATCTCCTAAAGATAATTATTCATCCATAATGTATACGGACACCATGTTGGTATCATCAGCCAAACGAGGATGTGGATACGGTGTGGGAATATCAAATCTAAGGCCTAAAGAAACAGTAGTTACAAATGCAGCAAAAACATCAACTGGTGCCGTTTCTTTTATGGAAAGATATAGTAATTCAACAAGAGAAGTAGGACAAAATTCTAGACGCGGTGCATGTCTATTAGACATCGATATTAATCATCCAGATGTTTTAGATTTTATTAATATAAAACATGATCTAACAAAAGTTACAGGAGCAAATATATCAATTTTTTTAAATGACGAGTTTTTGAAAGCAGTTGAAAATAATGACGATTATTTTTTAACCTTTCCCATTAATAAACGTGAATTCTCTGTTAATGAAGAAAATATGCAATATAATGTATTGTATGGATCCAATAAAGGAGCCAAATTTGTAAAGAAGATAAAAGCAAAAGAATATTTTAATGAAATTATTTTATCTGCTAAAAACTATGCTGAACCAGGTGTATTTTTCAGAGATAGATTTAATAGTTATAGTCCATCAAATGTATATGAAAAATATTATGAAGAAGGAACCAATGCGTGTGGCGAACAACCAATGGCAGTATATGATACATGCAGATTAATAATTATAAATCTTTTTTCTATTATAAAAAATCCGTTTACATTAGAAGCAGAAATTGATTATGATTTATTATATAAAATTGCATATGAACAGTTAAGATTAGGTGATGATTTATGTGATTTGGAAATTGAATATCTAACAAGAATTATAAAAAAAATTGAATCTGATGAAGAACCATTAGATGAAAAACGAATAGAATTGACTTTATGGAATAATGTCAGAGATATGACCAAATCAGGAAGGCGAGTTGGTTGTGGTATTACTGGTCTTGGAGATATGATCGCTGCTTTAAATTTAAAATATGATTCAGATGAAGCAATAAAAATTGTTGATAATGTAATGAAATTAAAACTTCGAGCAGAGTTAGATTGTTCGATAGATTTATCTATATTAAGGGGTTCGTTTGATGGATGGAATTATAACAGTGAATATTCAGAAAATAACAATGGAATTATTGTTGGTAATAACGAATGGTATAAATTTTTATTAAAAGAATACCCAGAACAGTTCAATAGAATGCGAGAATTTGGCCGTAGAAATGTTAATTTAAATACAATTTCTCCAACAGGAACAATTTCAATTGAAACTCAAACAACATCTGGTTGCGAACCAATATTTAACCCATATTATACAAGAAGAAAGAAAATTAATCCGAGCGATAAAAATTCAAGAGTTGATTTTACCGATCAAAATGGAGATAAATGGCAGGAATATCCAGTTTTACATCAAAAATTTAAATTATGGTGCGAATTAATGAATAAGGATTTAAATATTAATAATTTAACAAAATTAGAATTAGAAGAATTATATAAAAAATCGCCATGGTTTAAAAGTACAGCCAATGATATAAATTGGAGAAAAAGAATTGAAATGCAATCAGTGTTACAAAAATACACCACCAGTGCCATATCAAGTACATTAAATCTACCAAGCAAAACTACTTCAGAAGAAGTTTACTCAATTTATATGGAAGCATGGAAACAGGGTTTGAAGGGTGTTACTATTTATGTTGATGGAAGTAGAACGGGCGTTATGATTTCGGATAATAAAGAATTAAAAAAGCCAGAAGACGGTCGGGTAGCTGAAAAAAGACCAAAAACACTACGCGGCAAAGTTGTTAGATTTAATAATGGCGGTGAGAAATGGGTTAGTGTTGTCGGGTTATTACATGAAAAACCATATGAAATATTTACTGGTTTATTGGATAGATTAAACATTCCAACATATGTCGAAGAAGGAAATATTATTAAAATAAAAGTCCCAAAAACAATTACTGACGATTTAGGTATAGAAATAGTTAAACAAGTTTCAAGATACGACTTTCAATATAAAGATAAAGACGGTGAATTAATTACGGTAAAAGGTTTATCTTCAACATTCAGAGAAGAATTATGGAACTATGCTAAATTGATTTCTGGATTATTAAGACATAATATGCCAATTCGATATGTAGTTGAAGTTATTTCATCATTAAATTTAGGTGATGGCAACATAAATTCATGGAAAAATGGAGTAATTAGAACATTAAAGAAATTTATTAAAGACGGAACAGAAGTTGGGGATAAATGTCCAGAATGTGGAGAAAAATTAACTCGTGAGAGCGGGTGTATTTCTTGTCCAAATTGCGGATATTCAAAATGTTAAAATAAATTAAAATAGACTTATATTTTATAATATGAATCTATTTATGTAAAACACAAAACTAAATGGCAAACAATCCAAATAAATATAATGACTATAAAAATGGAACTACAATTCCATATGTATATTTTTTAAAAAATAAAACAACTGGGCTAAAATATATAGGAGCTAAATACAGTAAGGGTTGTGACCCTATTAATTTCTGGGTAAATTATTTTACATCGTCAAATTTAGTTCACAAATTAATTGAAACTTACGGATCCGAAGATTTCGAATGTAAAATATTAAAAACGTTTAATGACGAACATGACGCTTTAAAATACGAAAGAAACTTAGTTGAAATAGCCTCAAATAGATCAGGTTATTTAAATTTACACCATAATTTTGTAATAGACGATAAAACAGAGCATTTTTTAAATAAAGAAATGATGAGAAAAATGGCGTCATTTTATGGAAAAATACAAGCAAAAGAAAAAATTGGCTTGCATAAATTATCTAAAGAACAAAAATTAAAAGCATCTTCGGACGGAGGAAAAGCCGCTGCAATCGTAAATAAAGAAAGAGGTACTGGTATTTTTGATGAGGAGGTTAGAAATAGACAACATATCACATTAAAAGAGAAACAAGTAAGTGCATATTATGATCCAGAATTAAGATTTGATATAAGTTCAAAGGGTGGTAAGGTAGGAGCTTTTAGTAAAACATATTATGAGAATAATAAAATGACAGAAGAAGATAGAATAGAAGCTCAAAGAGAACGAGGCAAAAAGGGTGGTCCTAAAAATAAAGGTTTTATATGGTATAATGATGGTATTAAAGATTATAAATATACAAAAACCCAACAAGACAATTTATCTTTTGATGAATTTATTAAATTAAATATTATATTTGTAAAAGGATCTTTAAATAGAACAGGTATTAAAAAATACAATGATGGTATTAAAAACTTTTTATATACACAGAAAGAACGAGATTTATTAAGTTTTGAAGATTTCTTAGCGAGTAATCCAAATTTTATAAAAGGGGAAATAACAAAAAAAAATTTAAAAGGAACCATTATGGCTAACGACGGTATAAAATCATATATGGTGACAGAAGAAGAAATGAAGATAAGAAATTTAATAAAAGGCAGATTAAAAAAATAATTTATTTTAAAATCACTTGTAAAATCAAAAAAATAATAGTACATTTGTAAAAATAAAATATATGAATTACACAAAATCAAATGATTTAAGTTATCAAGATAAGCCAGAAGATTGGCTGAATTCTGCTTTAATAATGACTCGTGCCCTGGGACTTATATTAAAAGATAAAGAAGGAGTTATTGTTGATATTGTTGGAGATATTAATCCAGAAATAGCTAACGGAGCTAAAAAATTAATGGTATTTAGCGAAGGAGATCAAATCAAAGTAGAACCATTTAGTGACAACATTGAAGAAGGAACCTTAATTTGGGTTCATTAAATAAAAACATTATGGAAGAACAAATATTACCAACACCATGGTTTACCACAAGGCAGATAGAAACCTGGATCGGCGAATCACTGACTACCGAAGGAAAAACGATAGAAGAATTAAATGGCGGACGAGGAAAATTAATAATATTGCATCAATGCGGTGATAATAAAGAAGAATTAAAATCTCAAATACAAACATTTTTAAATGGTTTAGAAAATGGCCTTGATTGGTTTGGGTGTTAAATAAATTAAAAATATAAAAAAAATTATGCAAGTAAAAATAAATAATAATTGGTATTGGATTAAAGATGAATCTAAAAATAGAAGTGGTGGTAGTTTTAAAATAACAGCTCATTTCACATCCCTTACATTTTTTAAAAATTGGTTTAGTTCGATATCAGAAAGTTTTTTAAAATCAGATATTTGTAAAGATATCGAATCAAAATCACCTCTAAATGAAGGTATTTATCGAAGTTGTCAAATTATCGAAATTTCATTTGATTCTTCTAAAAATAAAGAAATAGAATATTGTGAATATTTTGATGTAACATTAGTTTATGATTATTTTGAACCAATTAAAAAACCAAAAGAAACTAATATTGAATTGGTTCCAGTTGTTATTCCAGAAGGAAAGAAAATTATCAAAACAGAATTAGAATCTGGTTTATTATTGACATTTGAAAATAAAACAAATGTTGATAATCACATAACTGACTTGGAATATATGAGGAATAATATACTTAATGCGATGGGTATTCCTAAAAAATATTGGAACACAACTTCAACATATGTTCCAGTAATAAAATTAACACCATTAGAAATTATTGAAAAATATTTTACCATATATGATGCTACTCAAAATAAAGTAGTTCCATTCAAATTAATGTCTCATCAGAAAAAAATATTAGAGTCATTTGAAAGTAATAATGGTACAATAGTAAAACAATATCGCCAAGCAGGTGTCACAGTATTAGAAGCAGCCTATACCGCAACTCAACTCATTTTGAATAACAAAACAAACATCATGTTATTTTATTCAAGATTAGAAAATGGAACTCACTTTATTAAATTAGTTCGTGATTTCATAAAACAATATTCAAAAGAAAAATATGATGAATTATTAGATCCTTTTATTATAAACAATACAAAAGGGTTAACAACCAGAAATGGTTCATCTATTAAATGTTTTAGTTCAACAAATAATTTTAGAGGTCTTGGTGATGAATTTTTTAAAACGGTAACACATGTTATTATTGATAATGCTGCTTGGGTTGAATTAAGTTTGGTTACTCAAGGAATATTAGAATACAAATTACCAAATAATATAAAAGTGATTATATCGTCAACAGATACGTGTGATGATAATTTATTTAAAATAAATTGGGATCATGGAAAATTCGCGAATACAAATTTAAATAAAATAAAATTAGAATGGTTTAATGATCCACGTTATAATAAAGATTTAGAGTGGATTAAAGTTGAACAAAAAATAAATGAAAACGGTATTTTTAAAATCAAAACAAGCATATCTACCTTCATCACCCTGGTTTATAGAAATATGTAAAATATTCAATAATAACAAATACAGAATAGAACAAGAATTTGGCGCTGGCTACAATCCAAATGAAGATATCATTGAAAATTAAAAAGAAGAAATTAGAACCCAAATATTAGAACTAAATAAAAAATTAAGAAATTTATAAAGACGGTATAATATATTAATATTAAATAAAAAAAGTTTAAAAATATAATAAATTTTATTTTTTTTATATTTATAATAAATTAAATATTAATATGGCTAAAAAATTAACGAAAGATGAATTTATAATTAAAGCTTGTTTAAAGCACGATAATAAATATGATTATTCTAAAGTTGAATATATATCAGCAAATTTAAAAGTTTGTATAATATGTCCAGAACATGGTGAGTTTATTCAAACGCCAGGTAGTCACTTATATGGTATAGGTTGTAAAAAATGTGGCTATATAAAAAATTCAAATAGATATAATAAAACAAATGATGAATTTATAAAGGATGCGATATCTATACACAAAGACATAATATACGACTACAGTAAGGTTGAATATAAG